ATGCAACAGATAGAAGTACAGAAGCAACAAGTAGAAGCACAGAAACAACAAAAGCAGCAGCAACAACAACCGAAGAAACCTACCAAAAAAGGTGACTGATGGACAAGTTAATAGAAGTAGTAGTAGATGAACTCCGACAAAGAAAGTCTTTTGTATCCGATAGCTTAGCTATGGGTCATGCCAAAGATTACTCTGAGTATCGGGCTATGTGTGGAGAGATTCGAGGTTATTCACTCATAGAGGATTACATAATTGACCTCGCAAAACGAATGGAGCAATCAGACGATGACTAACATAGTAATCGCAACAGAAGACGGTGAAGTACCACAAACAGCGGAAGAAAAAGCTAGACAGTTACCTGCACCTAGTGGGTACAAAATCTTGGTAGCTATTCCTGAAGTTGATGACAAGTACGATAGCGGGCTAGCAAAAGCTGGTCAGACTATGCAATTTGAAGAAGTATTAGCAACGGTATTTTTTGTTGTGGCGTTAGGCCCTGATTGTTATACCGACAAGGAACGATACCCAACTGGCCCGTGGTGTAAGCCGGGGGACTTTATTGTTACTCGTCCTAATAGCGGCTCGCGCTTAAAGATTCACGGTAGAGAGTTCCGCATAATTAACGAAGACACTGTTGACGCAGTTGTCCAAGACCCACGCGGCATTAGTCGCGCATAGGAGGAAATATGGATCAAGTAGAGTTTGAGTTTCCTGACGAAAAGGAAGAGAAGGCAACCGCATCTAAAAACGAAACTAGGGAGCGGGTCGAGGATGTTGGCTTTGAAATAGAGGACGATACCCCCGAAGAAGACCGTGGCAAGGACCCCTTGCCGCAATCGCTAGTAGACGAGCTTGATAGAGACGAGCTTGATGACTACTCCGAGAAGGTCAAAGTTCGCTTAAAGCAGATGAAACGCGTCTGGCATGACGAACGTAGAGCCAAAGAACAGGCGTTACGTGAGCATCACGAGGCTATTTCTGTAGCCCAGCGCATGATAGAGGAAAACAAACAGCTTAAACAAAGGCTTTCCACAGGTGAGCAATCGTACATTGACACGTACAAAAGCGCCGCTGGATTGGAGATTGACGCAGCAAAACGGGAGTACAAAGAAGCCTACGATCTGGGCGATCCCGACAAAATTTTGGAAGCACAGGAGAAGCTGTCAAATGCGCAATACAAAATGCGTAGAGCGACAGAGTACATTCCCTCTTTACAACAAAGAGAAACTGAGGTACAACCTCGACCAGAAGCCCCAGTGGCTCGTCCTGACCCAAGAGCAGTTTCGTGGCAAGAGCGGAACTCGTGGTTCGGTCAAGACGAGGAGATGACCAGTCTAGCACTTGGGTTACACCAAAAATTGGTCAATCAGCATGGAGACAGTTATACGTCCACCGACGAATACTGGAAAAAAGTAGATGACACTATGCGTCTACGCTTCCCTGACTATTTTAGAGATTCAACGCCTTCGCAGCGTACAGAGAGAGCATCTACGGTCGTTGCACCTGCGACCAGAAGCACATCTTCTAAGAAGATAGTGTTAAAGCAATCGCAGTTGTCTATTGCAAAGAAGCTTGGGTTAACACCTGAGCAATACGCCCGTGAAATTATGAAAATGGAGGCCAAAAATGGCTGAAAACAGATTAGCAAGAGAACTTGAAACCCGTGCCCAACAGGAACGTCCTAAGCAGTGGACACCACCTGAGCTTTTGCCTGAACCCGATAAGCAGCCCGGTTTTACGTACAGATGGATTCGCATTTCAACCTTAAATAACGCTGATCCCCGTAACATATCCGCTAAATTGCGTGAAGGCTGGGAGCCAGTAAAGCTTGAAGAGCAGCCAAAATTTCAACTGCTAATTGACCCAACAAGTCGTTTTAAGGACAACATTGAGGTCGGTGGACTATTACTTTGCAAGACTCCAACTGAGCTGGTTCAACAGCGGAATGCTTACTATCAGAAGCAATCCGAACAGCAAGTAGAGGCTGTAGACAATAGTCTAATGAAGCAAAATGATCCTCGTATGCCTCTATTTAACGAACGTAGATCAGAGACGTCGTTTGGCAGGGGTAAGTAAATTTTAACTTTTTTGGAGTTTAACTATGGCATATCCTACAGTTGACAAGCCTTATGGCTTTCAGCCGGTCAATTTGATCGGTGGTCAGGTGTACGCCGGTTCTACTCGCCTAATGCGAATTGTTACTAGCTACGCTACTAGCATTTACTACGGCGATGTAGTCAAGATGGCTTCTGACGGTACTATCCAAAAGGATACCGGCACTAGCACAGCTACCCCGGTGGGCATCTTTCTAGGTTGTACTTACACTAATCCTACTACTAGCCAGAAGACATTCTCGCAGTATTGGCCTGCTAGCACAGCAGCAACCGATGCTCAGGCTTATGTAGTGGACGATCCTGATGTTTTGTTCAAAGTGGCTTCATGCTCCAATACAACTGTGACTTTCTTGAGTTCACAAGTAATTGGTGAAAACGCTGTTATTTGCCAAAACACAGGTTCAAACAGCACTGGCGATTCGGCTAACGGCTTCTACGGTGCTAACACCGCAGTTACCGCGTCGTTCCCACTGCGTATTGTTGACCTAGTTCCTGACACTTCAAATGGTTCGAACGGTTTTTGCGAATTTATTTGTAAGTTTAATGCACCGTATATGGTGTCAACCTTCACTAGTCCCGGTAATACTGTGGCTACTGTCGTTACTGGCGGGCATGCGTATCTCAACCCGACAGGCGTATAAGGAGCATAAATAATGGCTATTTCACGCGCACAACTACTGAAAGAGCTGCTCCCCGGCCTGAACGCCTTGTTCGGTTTGGAGTATGCTCGTTACGGCGAAGAACACAAAGAAATCTACGAAACAGAGACTTCCGAGCGTTCCTTCGAAGAGGAAACAAAACTGTCCGGCTTTACTGCCGCACCAGTCAAGAACGAGGGCAGTGCCATTCGTTATGACAACGGGCAAGAAGCTTGGACTGCTCGATATAACCATGAGACCATTGCAATGGGCTTCTCGCTGACCGAAGAGGCCATCGAAGATAACTTGTACGACAGCTTGTCGTCTCGTTACACCAAAGCTTTGGCTCGCTCAATGGCTTATACCAAGCAAGTTAAAGCCGCTGCTGTTATTAACAATGGCTTCTCTACTGCTTATCCCGGTGGCGATGGCGTGCCTTTGTTCTCAGCTTCGCATCCTCTAGTGTCTGGCGGCACCAACAGCAACATCGCTACGACCCCTGCTGATTTGAACGAAACTTCGTTGGAAAACGCTGTTATTCAGATCGCTGCTTGGACGGACGAACGTAGCCTGTTGATTGCAGCTCGTCCACGTAAACTGATTGTTCCTCCTGCACTTCAGTTCGTTGCAACTCGTTTGTTAGAAACCGAACTCCGCGTCGGCACTAACGATAACGACATCAACGCATTAAAGAGCAATGGCTCGATCCCTGAAGGTTATACAATCAACCACTTCTTGACCGACACAAACGGCTGGTATTTGACTACCGACGTTCCAAACGGCATGAAGCACTTTGTTCGTATGCCTTTGTCTAACTCAATGGATGGTGACTTCGATACTGGTAACGTACGTTACAAGTCTCGTGAGCGTTATTCGTTCGGTTGGTCAGACCCACTGGGCATGTACGGCTCGGCTGGTGCTTAAAGAAAAGGGGGCCTAAAAACCCCCTTTTTATTTTATTTATGGTATAAACGCAGTATTCCGGGAAACCCGGTATGGCAAACAGTCCCGGCTGACGACATGCAGATTGCCATTACCTAACTCGCATGTGAGGACAACTTAAATGCCTTTATCAACCACCCAAAGTATTTGGCGCTCGGGCGGCGGCGACACGACCCGTCAAGCATATTGCGGCACCGGCGTTATGGTTGCGCAGTTTTATGATGCTAACGTGGCTACTGCCGGTAACGCTGTTGTTGCGTCTAGTCAAACCGCGCAGGTCATTCTTCCAGCTAATGCTGTTGTTATGTCTGTAACCATTACGTCCCCTATTACTTCGGGTTCGATTAATGTGGGCTACACAACAATCACTGGCGGTATTTCTAACACTTCGTTCTACGTTAATAGCTCAGCAGCTACAACTAACCGTGTAATCGTTCCCGGTGGTTTGGGCAACGGTGCTGGTCTTGGTACTGTGGCTAACGCATCTGTAAACACTGTGTTGACAATTGAAAGCTCAAGTTCAGGCGTTGGCTCTGTTGGTGGCTTTGTTACTTACTACGTAACTGACTACTTGTTCGGTCAACAGAACGTCTAATAGGGGGTCATCATGACCATGCAAACAGACGTTAAGTCAACGCACTTAAATAGTTCGGGCGTAGTCTTTGAGGGACGCGCTCGAATTAAAAGTGTAGTTATGTGCGCTAATGCAAGCGTAGTTGGAACGGTTGTTTTAAAAAACGGGACTACTAGTGTAGTAGAAATAGATATCCCTGCTAACTCTAACCCCAACTCGTTTAATGTGCTTATTCCGGGCGAAGGCGTTTTGTGTACAGCAAACGTCTACGCAACTATGACTAACCTAGCAAGCGTTACTGTTTTTTATGGCTAAGTCACCAGCATGGCAGAGAAAAGAAGGCAAGGCCGAGAAGGGCGGTTTGAACGCCAAAGGCCGAGCCTCCTACAACAAAGCCAACCCGGGGAAGCCGGGGTTGAAAGCCCCGCAACCAGAGGGAGGCCCAAGACGGGATTCCTTTTGTGCGCGTATGAAAGGGATGAAAAAGAAGCTCACTTCTCCCAAAACCGCGAACGACCCGAACAGCCGGATTAATAAATCATTGAGAGCTTGGAAGTGCTGACATGGTGGACGAAATACAAACTGCTAGAGAGCTTGCAACGCACGCTAATGATATAAAGCATTTGCAAGACGATATGGATGCAATGAAAGAAGACATTGCAGCTATCCGTGCGTCGATAGAAAGCATAAACAAAACGCTGTCTGAAGCTAGAGGCGGCTGGAAAGTATTGATGATGGCTGGCGGAGCTATAAGTGCTATCACTGCTATTGTTGGCTTTTTTACGGGAAGGATGACCCACTAATGGCTAAGAAAAGCCCAGCTCAACCTGCGTCGGTTTTAACGCCGGAACAACGTGCGGAAATGCGAAAAATGCGCGATGACATGGCAAAAGAACCAGTTAACAACCCAAAAATTACGCCTAGAAAACCGGTTGAAATTTTTAAAGAAGGTATAGAACCACCTAAAGACGACGAAGGCCCAGTACAGCCCGTTAAAAAAGCTAAAGGTGGTTCCGCTTCATCTCGCGCTGATGGCTGCGCTGTAAGAGGTAAGACGCGTGCCTAGCGTTAGTAAAAAGCAGCATAACCTAATGGAAGCGGTCGCCCACAATCCCGCTTTTGCTAAGAAGGTTGGTATTAAGCAGTCTGTGGGTAAGGATTTCGCTACGGCGGATAAGGGTAAAAACTTTAAAGGAGGCGGTATGGCTGAGCCAAAGAAAATGATGAAAAAAGAAGTGTCTTTTATGAAGAAAAAAGGCGCTCCTAAACCTATGATTAAACATGAAGAAGCCGAAATGGCGGGTATGGGTTCCGGCATGGGTATGGGCATGGGTATGAAAAAAGGCGGCTCAGTTAAGGCGTCTAAAATGGGTGGCGTTAAAACCGCAGCTCCTAGCCGTGATGGTATTGCTGTTAAAGGCAAAACCAAAGGCACCATGATTAAGATGGCTGGCAACAAGAAGATGAGCAAGGGCGGTTACTGCTAATGATGGCCTCACGCGGTATGGGAGATATTAGCCCGTCCAAAATGCCAAAGGGTAAGAAGACTGCCCGTCGGGACGATACTGACTTCACCCAATATAAAAAGGGTGGGTCAGTTAAACCCGTTTGGGATAAGCCGCGCCCTAAAGAACTAGGTAAGCCATCTGTGCTAACTGCTGTTCAAAAAGCTTCTGCTAAAGCTAAAGCTAAAGCAGCGGGCAGACCTTACCCAAATTTGGTGGATAACATGCGGGCGGCTCGTAGGAAGAAGTAATGGCATATACCACGGTAACTACCGACTTTAACCCAACTCTTAATGACCTCATTGAAGAGGCTTTTGAGCGTTGTGGTTTGGAGTTGCGCACCGGTTATAACTTTCGTACAGCTCGAAGAAGTTTAAATTTCTTGCTGGGTGAGTGGGCTAATCGCGGTATTAACCTATGGACTGTTGAGCAAGGCACTATACCGCTAGTTCAGGGGGTATATAAGTATGACCTTCCTGACGATACTGTTGACCTTATTGAACAAGTTATCCGTACGTATCCGGGTTCTGTTGCAAACCAAACAGACATCAATATCAGCCGTATTAGCGTATCTACCTATTCCACAAT